AAGTTATATAGAGTAAGAACAGACTGGATAACATGGATGCAACAGAAATAAAGAAGGAAATAATAAGGGCGGCTGAGGTTGCTGTTAGGGAACTTATAAAGGTTGCTAAGGAGGGTATTATTAAGAATGATTATGACGACCTATCTCCAGACATAGCTGCTGACAGGTTAAAGAATGCTGCTGCATCAAAGAAGCTTGCTATATTCGATGCGTTTGAGATTCTAAACAGAATAGAGTCTGAGAGGTCTATGCTAGAAAGCAGTGTTGAGAACTCTAAAGATATGAACAGTTTTGCTGAAAGAAGAGCTAAATAATGTTATACCTAGTGGTGTAATAAAAAAAAAGAATAAAGCGAGATCATTCTCCTATGGTTATGACGAAAAGTATGACGTTGTAGTTATATCTAAGGATGGTACGATAGGTGATATTTGGAATATTAATGGTGTTAACATAGCACTTCCATCTAAGCCTAACAGTGTACACAAAAGGAGTAGCAAGAATTCAGATCAGTATTGGGAGCCATTCGAGTATCCTAAAACACTACAAAAAATAAAATCAATATTTCAATGGAATCAGTCTCCTAAAGAATTTAAGAGCAACTGGGTTGATTATATTGAGGAGGAGTTTGATAGAAGAGAACAAGGTTTTTGGTTCTATAATAACGGTAATCCTACATACATAACAGGTACGCACTATATGTACCTACAGTGGACTAAGATTGATGTCGGTCATCCTGACTTCCGTGAGGCAAACAGGATTTTCTTTATATTCTGGGAGGCTTGTAAGGCTGATAATAGGTGTTTTGGAATGGTATATCTTAAGATACGTCGTTCTGGTTTTTCTTTTATGTCATCCTCTGAGACTGTAAACACAGCAACTCTAGCAAAAGATGCGAGGATTGGAATACTTTCTAAAACAGGTTCTGATGCAAAGAAGATGTTTACAGATAAGGTTGTACCTATATCTAGTAACTATCCATTCTTCTTCAAGCCTATACAGGATGGTATGGATAAACCTAAAACTGAGTTAGCATACCGTGTTCCTGCGTCTAAGATTACTAAAAAAAATATGTATGACTTAGATGACAGCGGAATATCGGGTCTAGACACTACTATTGACTGGAAGAATACAGACGATAACAGTTACGATGGTGAGAAGTTGTTCTTGTTGGTTCACGATGAATCTGGAAAATGGATTAAACCTAATAACATACTAAACAACTGGAGGGTTACTAAAACCTGTTTGAGGTTAGGTAGTAGAATTATAGGTAAGTGTTTAATGGGTTCTACATCTAACGCCTTAGATAAGGGTGGTGAAAATTTTAAGAAGCTCTACTACGATTCAGATCCGAGAACAAGAAACGCAAATGGTCAAACTAAAAGTGGTTTATATTCACTTTTCGTTCCTATGGAATACAACCTAGAGGGTTTTATAGATAGGTACGGTAACCCTGTGTTAGATAATCCTTCAAAACCAATAGAAGGAGTGAACGGTGACTATATAAAGGGAGGAGCTATAAGCTACTGGGATAATGAGGTTTCTAGTTTAAAGAATGACCCAGATGCACTTAACGAGTTCTACAGACAGTTCCCTAGGACAGAGTCACACGCATTCAGGGATGAGAGTAAGTCTTCCTTGTTTAATCTTACTAAGATATACCAACAGATGGACTACAACGACAATCTTATAAGAGATAGGGTCTTGGTTAAGGGTTCGTTCCACTGGAAAGATGGTAAGAAGGATACAGAGGTTGTATGGGTTCCTGACGATAGAGGAAGGTTCCTAGTATCTTGGATACCGAATCAGTCACTACAGAACAGGATGGAATTACGTAACGGTATGAAGTTCCCTGGTAACGAGCACGTTGGTGCGTTTGGTTGTGATAGCTACGACATATCAGGTACTGTAGGTGGTGGAGGTTCTAATGGAGCGCTACACGGACTTACTAAGTTTCATATGGACGATGCACCAGTTAATCAATTCTTTTTAGAGTATGTAGCAAGACCTCAGACTGCTGAAATATTTTTTGAGGATGTTTTAATGGCTTGTGTTTTTTATGGTATGCCTATACTTGCTGAGAATAACAAACCAAGGCTTTTGTATCACTTTAAGAATAGAGGGTACAGGAAGTATTCAATGAACAGACCTGATAAACCATTAAGGAACCTGTCTAAGACAGAGATAGAGTTAGGTGGTATGCCAAACACTTCGGAGGCTGTAAAGCAGGCACACGCATCTGCTATTGAAACGTATATAGAGAAGTGTGTTGGATTAGACACAGAAGGTAACTATAGGTCTAGTGACGAGATGGGTTCTATGTACTTTAGTAGGACGCTTCAAGACTGGGCAAGGTTTGATATAAACAATAGAACAAAGTTTGATGCCTCTATTAGTTCAGGTTTAGCTATTATGGCTACGCAAAAACATATATATCAAGACATTAAAAAAGATTCAAAAATAAGCATTAACTTTGCAAGATATAATAATAAAGGAAGATTTAGCGAAATAATTAGATGAAAGAAGTAAAAATATCTATCAACCCGTCTACTTTCCCAAGTCAATACGTACCTGACTCTACGAAAAACACAAAGGAATTTGGATTAAGAATAGGTCAAGCTATTCAGTATGAATGGTTTAAGCGTGACAACGGTGGGTCTAAGTTTTATAATCAATGGGATGCTTTCCATAAGTTAAGGTTGTACGCTAGAGCTGAACAGTCTGTTGCGAAATATAAAAACGAGATTGCTGTAGATGGAGACTTATCATATATGAACTTAGATTGGACACCAGTTCCTATTATACCTAAGTTTATTGATATAGTAGTTAACGGTATGTCGGACAGGATGTTTGAGGTAAAGGCTTACGCTCAGGATGCTATGTCTGCCGAAAAAAGAAACTCATACCAAGATAACCTGGAGGCTGATATGGTCTCTAAGGATTTATTGGCTAAAATAAAGGATGACTTTGGAGTGGATGCGTTTAGCACATCTCCAGAAGAAATACCTGAGAATGATGAGGAGCTTCAACTACATATGCAGCTTAACTACAAGTCTTCAATAGAGCTAGCCGAGGAGGCTGCTATCAATACTGTTTTAGCTGAAAATAAATACGATGACACTAGGAAGAGAATTCTTTATGACTTAACTACACTAGGTATAGGTGTGGCAAAGCACGAGTTCCAACCAGGTGCTGGTATCGTTGCGAAGTATGTAGATCCAGCTAATGTTGTTTACAGTTACACAGAGGACCCAAACTTTTCAGATTGTTTTTATTGGGGAGAGGTAAAAAGTGTACCAATTACAGAGGTTGTAAAGATAGACCCTAGCATAACTAACGAAGAGTTAAAGACAATAGGTAAGTATAGTCAAGATTGGCATAGTTACTTCCACTCAACTCAGTACTACGATAACTCATTATTCAATAATGACAGTGTAACACTACTATACTTCAACTATAAGACCACAAAGAATATGGTCTATAAAAAGAAGGGTGGTAAGGTTATAGAAAAAGATGACGAATTCAATCCACCACAGGAAATGATGGAGGAGAGAGGATTTGATAAGATTGAGAAAAAGATAGAGGTTTGGTATGAGGGAGTGATGGTTATGGGTACTAATATAGTGCTAGACTGGAAGCTTGCTAAGAATATGGTAAGACCTAAGTCTTCATCTCAGAATGCTTTACCAAACTACGTTGCTTGTGCTCCAAGAATGTATAAGGGTAACATAGAGTCACTGTTAAGACGTATGATTCCTTTCGCTGACCTTATTCAAATGACTCACTTAAAGCTACAACAGGTAATACAAAAAGTTGTACCAGATGGTGTATTTATTGATGCTGACGGATTAAACGAGGTTGACCTTGGTAACGGAGCTACATACTCTCCTGAGGATGCATTAAAGCTTTACTTCCAAACAGGTTCTGTTGTAGGTAGAAGCTACACACAGGATGGTGAGTTCAATAACGCTCGTGTTCCAATACAAGAACTATCTAAGAATTCAGGACAGGCTAAGATAGCAAGTCTTATTGGTAGTTACAATCACTACCTACAGATGTTACGTGACGTTACAGGACTTAATGAAGCGAGAGATGGTTCAATGCCTGATCCAAATTCATTAGTAGGTTTACAAAAGTTGGCGGCACTAAATAGTAACACAGCAACAAGACACATAATAGATAGTTCTTTAGATATAAGTAGAGACTTAGCTGTAGCATTATCGTGTAGAGTATCAGATGCGTTAGAGTATTACCCATACAAGGAAGAGTTTATAATGCAGATAGGAAAGTATAATGTAAACCTTTTAAACGATATAAAGGGCTTACATATATATGACTTTGGTATATTTATAGAGATGGCTCCTGATGAAGAAGAGAAACAACAGCTAGAACAGAATATACAGATTGCTTTGTCTAGAGATGCTATTGATCTTGATGACGCTATAGATATTAGAGAGGTTAAGAACGTTAAGTTAGCTAATCAGTTACTTAAGGTAAAAAGAAAAAGAAAAGAGAAGGATAGGAGAGAATACGAGATGCAAAAGGTTCAGCAACAGCAAGAAGCTAATATGCAGTCACAACAGATGGCTGCTCAAATCTCAGCTCAAAAAATGCAGATGGAGACTCAGTCTAAGATGCAGATAGCACAGGCTGAAGCAGGGTTTGCTTTAGAGAAGTTAAGGGGTGAAGCTGAATTAAAAACTCAGTTAATGAATATTGAGTTCCAAATGAATATGCAGCTTAGAGGTGCTGAAGCAAATATAATTAAGTACAGAGAGGACATGAAGGAGCAGGCTAAGGACGATAGGATTAGTAAACAGAATACTCAGCAGTCTAAATTAATAGAGCAGCGTAAGAAGGATTTACCTCCTATAAACTTTGAATCAAACGAGGATACACTAGATGGGTTTGACCTTTCTGAGTTTGAACCTCGTTAATTAAATAAATAATATTAATGCGTATTTTTGCGCTGTAAATCAAATTAAATATGGAATTAAAAGTAAAAGAGGTTTCTGGACCAGACCAAAAGTCTGTTCAACAGGTAGAAACAGAATTAGTAGAGAAACAAGAGGCTGCTGTTGAACAAACAGTAGTTGAACAGGATGTTGTTGAAGAGCAACAAGCTGAAATAGAAACTCCTCAGTTTGGTGAGGAGGAAGTTCTTTCATTTATTAAGGATAGATATAAAAAAGAAATAAACTCTGTAGATGAACTATTTGCTCAAAGAGATGCTGATGTTGATTTACCTGAGGATGTTTCTGCTTTCTTAAAGTACAAGAAAGAAACAGGTCGTGGTATCAATGATTTTATGAAACTTCAAGAGGATTTTGATCAGAAGAATCCAGACCAATTATTGCGTGACTATTATTCCGTTACTGAGAATGATTTAGACTCTGAAGATATTGAATATCTTATGAGTGATAAGTTTTCTTATGATGAGGAATTGGATGATGACTCTGAAGTAAAGGCTAAGAAGATCGCAAAGAAAAGAGAACTTGCTAAAGCAAAGAAATACTTTAACGAATTAAAGGAGACTTATAAGGTACCTATCGAGTCGAAGGTTCCTGTCAACGAGGATGAGTTAGAGCAATACAATGCTTACAAGGAATATATATCACAGTCAAGTAGTATTCAAGAGGAAAACTCTAAGAAGTCAGAGTACTTCTCAAAGAAGACAGAAGAGCTATTCAATGATGAATTCAAAGGTTTTGAGTTCAATGTCGGAGATAAAAGTTTAGTTTTCAAACCAGGAGAAGCGTCTGAATTAAAGAGTGTTCAATCTGATATCACAAACTTTGTATCTAAGTATTTAGATGAAAGCGGTATGATAAAAGATCCTGCTGGATATCACAAGGCTTTAAGCGCTGCTATTAACCCAGATAAGTTGGCATCATACTTTTATGAAAAAGGTAGAGCTGATGCTGTTGATAGTTCTGTTCGATCATCTAAAAATATAGATATGGATGTTAGATCAGCACCTCAACAAAACGTAAACTCATCTGGAATTAAGATTAGAGCTGTAGAGTCTGACAGTGGTAGAGGATTAAAAATAAAAAAACGTTAAACAATTAAAAAACAAAAAAAATGGCTTATACAATAGGCGGAAACGTGAGTTTAACTCCGACTCCAAGCCAGGTAGCAACACCTGGTTCGTACATTACAAACTTTGATTTCTTAAATCAATATTTACCTGACACTTATGAAAAAGAATTTGAGCGTTATGGTAACAGATCAGTTAGTTCTTTCTTAAGACTAGTTGGTGCTGAGATGCCTTTCAACTCTGACTTAATTAAATGGTCTGAGCAAGGAAGATTACACATTAAATATGAAGGTGTTACTTTAGATGACGCTGTAGTTGCTACAGATGATTCTGTTGTAATTAACATCACTGGACACGCTATCCGTAAAGGACAGACTATTATGGTATCTGATGGTTCTAACGCAGCTACTGCTTCTTTTAAAGGAATCGTTACTGCTGTTGCAACTGATACTATTACTGTAGCTATCTATGACGCTGCTGGATTACCTGCTGTAGCTGGTTTATCAGCTGGAGATAACAGTGCAACTGACTTAGACGTATTCGTATACGGATCTGAATTCAAAAAAGGATCTAACGGAATGGAAGGTGCTTTAGAAGCTCCTTTTGACGATAAGGAGAACACTCCAATCATCATTAAAGATAAGTACAGTGTATCAGGTTCTGATATGGCACAAATCGGATGGGTTGAAGTAGAAGGTGATAATGGTTCAGGATACTTATGGTACTTGAAATCAGAGCACGAAACTAGATTACGTTTCGAGGACTACTTAGAGACTGCTATGATTGAAGCTGTACCTGCTGAGGCTAACTCAGGAGCTATTGCTGCTGCTGGAGACTTAGGTAACAAAGGATCTGAAGGTTTATTCTACGTTGTAGAGAACGAAGGAAACACTACTACTGGTTCTTTAGAGACTTTAGCTGATATCGATGCTGTTGTAACTCGTTTAGACAAGCAAGGTGCTATCGAAGAGAATGTTTTATTTGTTAACCGTGCTTTATCTTTCGAGATTGATGACGTGTTAGCTAAGCAAAACAACTTTGGTTCTTCAGGTGCTTCTTTCGGTTTATTCGATAACGATACTGATATGGCATTAAACTTAGGTTTCTCAGGATTCCGTAGAGGTTATGACTTCTATAAGTCTGACTGGAAGTACTTAAACGACGCTACCATGAGAGGTGGATTAGTTGGTGGTGCTATCGACGGTGTTTTAGTTCCTGCTGGATCTACATCTGTTTATGACCAAGTAATGGGGAAAAATGCTAAGAGACCATTCTTACACGTAAGATATAGAGCTTCTGAAACTGAAGATAGAAAGATGAAATCTTGGATCGTTGGTTCTGCTGGAGGTGCTTCAAATAGCGACTTAGACGCTATGGAGGTTCACTTCTTATCAGAAAGAGCTTTATGTACTTTAGGTGCAAACAACTTCTTCTTATTCAAATAAGAAGTAAAAATAAGTAATTCTTACCCTCGTTATTATGACGGGGGTAATTATTACTCTTATAAATTTTAAATTAAATAAAAATGAAAAAACAAGCAGTCCTTAAGGACAAAACTTACAGATTAAAAGGAAATACATCTCCTATTGTATTTATCCTTAACTCACGTAACTCACGTAGAAAACCTTTACTATACTTTGATGGAGAGCGTAACAGAGCTCTTAGATATTCATCAAATCAAAGAACACCGTTTGAAGATGAACAGGATGATAACGCTATTATCCAGCCTGTCGTTTTTGAAGATGGTATGTTATTTGTTCCAAGGACAAACCCTGTTTTACAGGAGTTCTTATCTTACCATCCTGGTAACGGAACAGTATTTCAAGAGGTTGATAATGAAAAGAATGCTGCTGAAGATGTTGAAGTTTTAGACGCTCAACTTGAGGCTCAGGTTGCTGCAAGAGATTTACCTATTGAAATGTTAGAGACAATCGGAAGGATTGCTTTATCGTTGAATGTAGATAGAATGTCAACAGCAGAATTAAAAAGAGATATTCGTTTATATGCTAGAAACAGTCCAGTTGACTTCTTAAACACATTAAACGACCCTATGTTAAAGCTACAGAACTTAGCATCTAAATGTTTTTCTGAAGGCTTATTGACATTGAAGAATAAAGGTAAGGATATATACTTTAACTTGCCATCAAATAAAAAGAAACTTGTAAGCATACCTTTTGGAGACTCACCAATATTTACATTGGCATCATTCTTCCAAACTAATGATGGTATAGAGCTTATGGCTATGTTAGAGAATAAGTTAGAAGACTAGATACACTAACATAAATGTATGAACCCCTTCAGTAATGAGGGGGTTTCTTTTTTTTGTTTATCTTTGCATAAAATATAGTCAGATGATAAATAGTGTTAGAAATACAGTTTTAGCTGTAGCTAATAAACATAACTTTGGATACATAACTCCAGCTGATTTTAACTTATACGCAAAGCAAGCTCAATTAGATATATTTGAGAATTACTTTTATAGATACAATGAATGGATAGCTAAACAGAATGCTAGAGTATCTGGAAGTGGGTATGCTGATATAGTTAAAAACTTAGAGGAGGTTATAGATACATTTTCAGTTGAAGGTTTTTTATACAATGTTATAGATAATAAGTATAAAATGCCTAATGAGGATAATAACAGTAGCACTTACTACCTATTAAATAAGGTTTTAGTTTACACCTCATTTATAACTAAAGGAGTGACAGATGGTTTTGATGCTGGTAACAACATCATAGAGGACAGTACTAAAGATTTTTCTACGATAATAGTTGGTGATTATGTTTCGTTTGAAATAAATGATGAGGTAATTTTTGTTAAGGTATTGGAGAAGGTTTCTCAAACTGAATTAAGAGTTGATTCCAATCTATTAAACGCTTCAGGCGTTACCTACACCATCTATAATACTTCAGTTAGACAAAATGAAGCTGAAAGGGTATCGCACTCTAAAATAACGATGTTAAACTCTTCAAATCTAACTTCACCTAAAACAACTTCTCCTGCGTTCACTCAAAGTGAGTTAACCATAAACATATACCCTGATACTATAAATAATGTAGGTCAGGTAGTGGCACAGTATATTAGAAAACCAAAGGATCCTAAGTGGACGTACATAAACCTTACTGACGGTGAGCCTTTATTTGACCAAGGAGCCTCTGACTATCAAGACTTTGAACTTCCAGCAACTGATGAGCCTCTTATTACATCTAAAATACTTCAATATGCAGGGATATCTATAAGGGAGGCAGATGTGTACAAAGTTGGTGCTACAGAAGAGGCAAAGGATAAACAAAAACAAGGATAATGGCATACTTAACAGGATACGAGTACTACGAAAATAATGGTTCACTACCGGAAGATAAAAACTGGGGGTCATACCAGTACATATCGTTAGATGATATAGTTAACAACTTTATGCTTATGTATGTAGGTAATGACAAGTTGGTAAACAATGTTGAAAGATATAATGTTTTATTTCATGCAAAAAGAGGTATACAGGAATTAAACTATGATGCCTTAAAGGAAACTAAAATAGTAGAGCTTACTGTTTGTGATAATGCAACAGTTGTATTACCTCCAGACTTTGTAAACTGGGTTAGGATATCCTTATATAAGGAAGGAGTGCTTATGCCTCTGACAGAAAACATACAAACAAACTTTGCTAAGAGTTACCTTCAAGATAATGATTGTAAGGTGTTGTTTGACGAGAGTGGTGATGTACTTATTGGTACGTCTTTACTTGATGCAGATAGGGTTGATGGTATTCAAAAAACACAGTACTTAGGAGATGGAAAATTAAACGGAGCCTTAGGTTATAATATAGAAGGTAAGTGGGTTTTTGATTACGCTATAGGTGCTAGGTATGGTCTTAATACTGAGACTGCTAATATAAACCCTACATTTAAAATAAATAAGTCTGGTGGTGTTATTAACTTTAGTTCTTCTATGGCTGATCAGATTGTTGTTATAGAGTACGTATCTGATGGTATGGAAGGTGGAGATGATGCAAGTGTTAGCGTTAACAAATTATTTGAAGGTTATATATACGCATACATTAAGTATGCAATACTAAACGCTAAGTTTGGTGTTCAAGAGTATGTTGTTAGAAGGGCTCAGAAAGAAAAATCTTCATTGCTTAGAAATGCTAGAATAAGACTTAGTAACATACATCCAGGGCGTTTACTTATGAATATGAGGGGTGCTCAAAAATGGTTAAAGTAGAATGAATATAAACAAGAATTTTGTTGGGTCCAGAATGAATAAAAGTCTGGATGAAAGATTGATACCTAAGGGTGAATATATTGATGCTCAAAACATTCGTATTAGTTCAGATGAGGATGGTGAGGCTGGATCTGTTGAGAATGCAAAGGGTAACAGACTTCTATTTAATCCTGTGTACAATGGCTCTTCTGTAAACGGAAAGTGTATAGGTGCAATAGAGGATAGTAGAAGGGAAACTATATACTGGTTTATAACAAGTGATGCTGTTGATATGATACTTTCATACAATACTAAAACTAAATCAGTTATATACCACGTTGTTTCAGAAACCGTATTAAACTTTAACGAAAAGTACACTATAAATGGTGTAAATATAATAGATGATTTCTTATTCTTTACAGACAACTACAACCCTCCGAGAAGGATAAGTGTAAAGGATTCATATCCTAATCCAATTTCAGGAGTTGATCAGATTACAGAGGAAGATATATCTGTTATAGTAAAGCCACCTATAGAATCTCCTAAAATAGAGTTACTAAAGAAGGGAGTAAAGACAAACTACATTGAGGACAAGTTTATAAGATTCGCTTATAGATATAAGTACAAGAACGGAGAGTACTCTGCACTATCAGAGTTTTCAGACCTAGCGTTTGACCCAGGACCATTTAGGATAGACTATGGAAGCTATGATATGGTAGGTATGAGAAACACTGCAAACTCTGCACTGGTTACCTTTAACACTGGATCAAAAAATGTGGTTGAGGTTGATTTATGCTTTAAGTTATCTAACACAAACATTATAAATGTTGTAGAGAGGTACAGCAAAGAGGATAATGGATGGACTGATAACGATGATGTATCTATAAATTTTTCAAACCAAAAGATATACACAACACTTCCTGAAAGTGAACTTCTTAGGTTGTATGATAACGTTCCTAGATATGCAAAATCACAAACAACTATAGGTAACAGAATAATGTATGGTAACTACGTAGATGGTTACAATATAGACACTGTGTTGAATTACGACTTAGATTTGAATAGTTTAGATATCGGATCTGAATCATTAACTGTTGAGTCATCTGACGGTGTATCTTACACAGCTACTGAGGGTAACACTGTAACAGATTCTACTATAGAGATAGACCTAACAGGAATTGAACTAGTTGAAGGGGCAAGTATAATTGTAGATTTAAGTATTCAGAACATCTCTTTTGGAGGTGATGCCTCGTATGTAGATGGCAATGAATCTATTAACTCTTATGGAGATATATATGAGTTTGTTCTACCTAGAGACTATACGTCAGTAAATGACCTAGTTTCAGATGCAGATTTTATTAGCTCTATAGAGCTTACTGATACAGATGGTGACGGTATCCCTAACTTTTTAGATTTAGATTCTGATAATGATGGATACAGTTTAAGTGACTTGTTCTACACTAACCTCACTATGCATGGAAGTGGAAACTGGGTAATTTCAGGTGGTGGTGTTACTACATCTCCAGAAGGTTTTAAGATTAGTGCAGATGGTTTTAAATTGGTAATTCAAGTACCAGCTGTAATATATGAGGACACTACAAACCCTGGTACATTTGCTTATGAATACTTTTCAATGTCAAGTACTGATGGTGAGTTTTATAAGATATCTAACACTAAAAGTTTACATAGTAACAGAGATTA